CCTAACTTTCTGCAAAAGGATAAAACAAGATGGGTAGGACAAAAAAACAGGGAATTCCCTCAGTCGTCATGACTCGCGTGGGGGATCTCACCCCTTACGCAAGGAATTCCCGAACGCACTCAGACGAGCAAGTTGCGCAGATCGCTGCGTCGATAAAAGAGTTTGGTTGGACTAACCCGATCCTGATCGACGGCGAGAAAGGAATCATCGCTGGCCACGGCAGGCTGAAGGCTGCGATGCGGTTGGGCCTCGAGGAAATCCCGGCAATAGAACTGTCGCACCTAACCGAGATTCAGAAGAAGGCGCTTATCATTGCCGACAACAAGTTGGCCTTGAATGCCGGATGGGATACGGAGCTTCTCAGTCTGGAGCTTGAGGAGTTGGAGCTTGAGGGATTAGACTTAAGTCTTACTGGCTTCGGTGAAGAGGAAATAAGCGCACTTAAGCCGGAGGTTGTAAACGAAGGATTGACGGACGAGGACGCTGTCCCTGAGCCTCCACCGGAGCCTATTACAAAGCCCGGAGACATCTGGATACTAGGCAAGCACCGATTGATGTGCGGCGATAGTACGAGCGTGGATGCGGTTGAAAAGTTATTAAATGGGGTCAGACCGGAAATGATTTTTACTGATCCGCCTTACAACATAGACTATTCGGGTGTTAACGACAAAAGAAAAATAAAAAATGACAGGATGAATGAAGATAACTTTAAAGACTTTTTACGTCAGTCTTTGTATGGTTGTGAAACTATGTATGTCTGCTGCTCGTGGCAATTTGCTCATCTTTTCAGGGAGGCGATGACTGACATAGGCAGGAAACCTAAAGCTATGATCGTTTGGGATAAAGTAAATCCAGCGCAGCATTTAGACAAATATTATAAACAGCATGAACTTATTTGGTATTACGGAGATTACGGTGGTCATAAAACACTGCGTGGTGATGTCTGGACATTAAAAAGACAAAAAAATACAGTGCATCCAACTATGAAACCAGTTGAATTGATTGAAATGGCTATAAACGACCAAATAGATAAGCGTTATGTTTTAGATTGTTTTGGCGGTTCTGGATCTACGATGATAGCGTGTGAAAAAACCGGTCGAGTTGCATATCTGATGGAACTAGACCCAAAATACTGCGACGTCATCGTTAAGCGATGGGAAGAATTCACCGGACAGAAAGCGAGGCTAGAAAATGCAGCGGAAATATCCACCTGAAGTTCACTTAGTACACGGCACAAAGGGAGAGAACACGGGCATCCCGCTGCCGGAGAAGGTAAAGATCAGGGTTCCGTTTGCCGAGTGGGCAGACAACCCGGCTTTATTTAACCGCGAGAGGTTTGTAAAAGAGACCGCCGACTATCTGTTCGATGTCTACGGTATTGGCTCGGATCAGGACAGGCACACGCTGATGATGCTTGCCGACCAGCTCCAGCTCTACATTGACGCAAGAAAAGAGCAGGCAAAGCATCCTTTAGTTGTTAAGACTAACGGCGGGAAAACTCACGCTCCGAATCCTTACATCAGTCTGGCAAACAAAGCGATGGAAAACTCCATCAAGCTAATGAACGAAATGGGGCTTACTCCGCGGTCTCGATTGGCGGCAAACAAACTTGAGGACGGCTCTAAGATGGGCGAATTCCTTGCGGGGCCTAAGTTCGGCACATGAGAATAGAAGATGGTATTGCTTACGCTGTCGGCATCGTAAAAGGCGAGATCGACGCTTGTCGGAATGTTCGACTAGCCTGCCAGCGGTTCTTAAATCACATAGAAAACAAGGAGTGGGAATGGGTCTTTGATCCGAGTCCTGTCAATCACTTCCTACAGTTTGCAGGTCTATGTAGGCATGTCAAAGGACAGTGGGCTGGTTACCCTGTAACCCTTGAGCCTTTCCAGATCCTTATTGCTTGCGCGATCTATGGCTTTAGACACAAGAAAGACCGGCGTAAACGGATGGTGCAGGATGTCATTGTCTACATCCCGCGCAAGGCTGGCAAATCGACGCTGACGGCTCTTATCGCACTTTATGAGCTAGCCTTTGGCGAAGCTGGCGCAGAGGTTTACACGCTCGCTACAAACCGCGATCAAGCCTCAATCGTTTTCACGACGGCTAAGGGTTTCGTCGAAACGTTGCCGCAGGAGATCTCGAGACTTTTCATTCTCGGCAAGTTCACGATTGTGAAGAACGGCGACTCTCAGAGCATGATGAAAGCTCTCTCCAGAGACACTAAAAAGACTGGAGACGGGCTCAACCCTTCGTGCGCGATCATTGACGAGGCGAGCCAGATCGTAGACAGGAATGCGATTGAGGTCTTGCATTCGGGGATGGTATCTCGACTCAATCCTCTTAGGCTATACATAACGACTGCTTCTTTCACCCGCGATACAAAGTTCTTCGAGGACTTTCAGGTGATGGAGCACATCCTTCATCAGGATGTTCCAGACAATCCTCGATGGTTTGGGCTTCTTTACTCTCTCGATGCTGGAGACGACTGGAGAGACAAAAAGGTATGGGCTAAAGCTAACCCGATGCACAATATCTCTGTGTCGCACGATGCAATCGTTGCGCGATGCGAAGAAGCGAAGATTAAGCCCGCTGCACTCAACGAGTTTCTCTGCAAGACGCTTAACGTTTATGTTTCAGCCGAGACTGCGTGGGTTGACCGTACACATTGGGATGAATCCGTAGGGCTAACAGAGAGAGAACCCGAAGCTGTATTTATCGGTTTTGACCTAGCAGCAACACGAGATCTAAACGCGGTTTGTACGTTAAAAAGGTTTGCCGAGGACGATTACGAAGCCGAGTGGAAGTTTTTTCTTCCCGAAGATGGCTTTGAATTACTACCTACTCATTATCAAGACATTTTTAGACAAGCGATCAATTCGGGGATCTTGCATATCACCGAAGGTAACGTGATGGACGATCGCGAGATTTCAGCGTATATTATTGGGCAAAGCCAGAAATACGACATAAAAGAAGTAGGCTACGACGCATATAATGCTGCCGCTCTAGTAGCAAGGCTGTACGAAGTCGGAATGCCGGTAAAGAAAGTCGGTCAAGGCATGGCGGTGCTTTCTAACCCATCGAAGCATGTCGAGCGACTCATTCTAAGCCACAAAATCAGACACGACGGAAACCCATTCTTATCGCATCAGTTGGGGAATTGCGAAGTGTTCACAGATGTTCAAGGCAATATCAAAGTCAAGAAAGCCGGTGTGGACCGTCACGCTAAAGTCGACGGGATTATTGCCTTGATTATTGCGATGCACTGTAGTCTGGACAACCCGATGCCGTCTGAATCGTACGGATTCAGAGTCTTTTAGGGGTAAAAATGGGCTTATTCGACGTATTCAAGCGTAAAACAAAGGCCGAAAGTAACTCTTTATTCGGGAATAGCGTCCTCGGAAACAACGTCATGCTCCGTGGTAAGGGGCAGGGCTACGGTTCTAATCAATTACTTTACGTAACGACCTCTGCTGTTAACGAGGCAGGTCGAACTGTCGATATAACGACACTTGCTAGAAACTCGACTGTAATGGCTTGCGTAGGGGCAAAAGCACGTTCTCTTGCTCAATTGCCCGTCAAAATCATGTCTAAGCAGGCTGACGGCACATTTGTAGACACACAGACCGATCCGAGCGTTCCTGAGCGCGAAAAGAGCCGAGCTGCAAGCGTTCTTAACCTTCTTGCGAATCCTAACAACTTCCAGAGTCAATACGAGTTTTGGTATCAGTTCACGATGTGGCATGAGCTGGCCGGTGAGACTTTCGTATTACTCTGGAGGAAAGACGCACAGGAACCGACGCAGATTCCGCTTGAGATGTACGTCTTAGACTCGACGCTGATCGTGCCGAGGATCTCAGAGACGCGTTATCCGTTTTACACGCTTACCAGTTCGTCCTACGGCTTCAACAAGGACGAGCCACTCAAATACTTTCAGGTGATGCACACGAAGTCTGAGCCGTGGCAGGGTTCCAGTTCGTTTAACCGATTGCAAGCTGTCGAGTTGGTTTCCTTAGATCAGGATATTGATCTCTATTCCAACTTCATCATGCTTAACGGCGCTAAACCATCTGGTTTGTTCCGCACCGAGCAAGTTATCCCCGATTCAAAGTTCAAAGAGATCGCCAGCAGGCTAAAAGAAGCGTGGACAAACATGCTTAACAGCCAGCCCTCGGATCAGAGCAAGCCGGGGCAGTCTATGTTGTTGGATCAGGGCATGACCTACGAAGCGATCAAGCCTCTCACGTTGCAGGATGTGGATGCTAGAGAGCTTAAGAAACAAACGATGACGCGGATCTGCGGATTGTTTGGTGTACCTCCCGCGATGATCGGAGTCGGTGAGTCGAAGTACAACAACACGCAAACAATGCTGGACGAGTTCTATAAGTCAACGATGATGCCGTTTATCACGAACGTTGAGCAGCGGTTAAAATTGTCGCTGCTAAAAGGCTATCCGAATTTACACGTTCAGTTTCAGACACAAGACTTCCTGAAGGGCGCTCCGCTGGATCAAATGAACTATGTCGTTGCAGGAGTCAAGAATGGGATTCTTACGCAGAATGAGGCCCGCGAATATCTGGGACTTAACTCTCTCGATGGTGCTGATGATCTGTTGCTTGCCGCTGGTGGCGATAGCGCTCTCCCCGGTAGCTCTCCGCAAGACACTGGCGGTGGTGGAAACCTTAAAGTGGTGGGTAAGACAGGCAGAGCCGGAAATGCTTAAGGAACTGTTAGAGAAACTCAAGGCAGCGGCAGACAAGAGGAAGCCAAAGCCTAAGTTAGTGGATGGAATGGTTAAAAAGGAACCGATCAATGGCTAAGCAAATCACCTTTTTCTACGAGGCTAAGGTCGAATTAGGCCGTAAAGCCGACGAGGCTTCAGGACCTACGGGTGAAATCGAAGCCACTCTTACGACGTGGGGCGCAAGAGAAGGCGCAGACGGTCGACGGTTCTTTTATACGCCCGAGGCTTTTGAGGCGTGGCACGAGATGTGGATGGACGAAGGAAGGCCACTTCCGATGTACTTTCAGCACTCTTCCGACATGATGCCTGTCGGCGAATGGTCGAAGTTCGACATTACCGAAGAAGGCATGACCGGCACAGGAAAGATCTTCCTGAACACCACTGCTGGCTCCGATCTGTACACCATCATGAAGGAAAGCCCGAGAATGGTTGGTGGCGTGTCTGTCGGTGCGTATGCCGATGAGTATCAAATGGTTGATGAGAATGGCGATCCTACAGACGATCCCGACATGTTCTTTCAGATCGTCAAAGGTGGCCTAGCCGAGGTTTCTATCGTGATGCAGCCTAATAACCCAAAGGCTGAGATCAGTAGACTTGAGTATTGGATGGGTACAAAACCCAATCCGAGAACGATTGAGAAGGCTTTGCGTGATGCAGGGCTATCTCGCCGGGATGCGACCGCCGCGTCCGGTGTGTTGAAAGCCATTTTGGAACAGCGTGATGCTGTGGGTGATCAACAAACTGCCACTCAGAGTGAGTCTGATGCGGCGGAGTTGCTGAAAGCGCTCGAATACCGCGAGTTGCTGAAAGCTATTTCAACCCGTTAGGAGATTTCAAAATGTTGGAAAAAGTCATTGAAAAACTGGATGCAATCGAAGCATCTAGCGCTGCCAAATTGGCAGAAACCGCTCAGGCCGTCGAAGTAAAAGTTGCTGAGGCTGTCGAGGCTCTTAAAACCGAAACCGAAGCAAAGATTGCCGCATTAGAGGCAAAAGTTGCCGCCCCTTCAATCATCCGTCCTATTCATAAGACCGTCCGTGGCGAAGCAAATCGTCGATTCAAAGACGTTCTTAAGGAGTACGTAAAGGCCGGTAACAACATTGAGCGCGAAGTCAAGATCTTTGAATCTGTGGACCAGTGCGAAGCGTACATCAAGGAAGCCTCGGCTCTTACGGCTTCGGGTTACGACGTTGGTGGCCGTACTGCTTACGATCCCGTTTTCGCTGCAAAGCGTCTCGGAAACCCCTTAATGGATCTGTCGCGCATCGTTGCAACTGACGGCTCTGCATATCAATTTAGAGTGAAGCAGGGCAACGCGGGCGCACAGTGGGGCTACACCGTTCAGAACAACGGCGCACCCACGACTGAAGCCACAAGCATTTGGCAGGTGATCCTTAAGGACTTGAACGCTCAGTTCCCCATCCGTACCGCAGCACTTGATGACATCGACGGCCTTGAGGCTAACGTTGTTGACGATATGCTGATGGAATTCCAGCAGGCAATGGCAACCTCGATGATCCAGAACAACGATCAGTCGGGCACCGGAACCTCGGTAACGACGGGTGGCGCTGATGGTCTGCGCGGTTTGGATCAGTACGGCGGTGCAAACAGCACTTACACGGGTGGATCTTGCTCGACGGCTGCTTTCGGTACGTCAGGAACTGCAACCACTAACGGTCTGCACTCGCTTGCTACCTATGACCAGCTCACGACTAACGCCAACACGGTAGCAGCAAATAACGTGAACTACAAAGACGTAGTGAACTTTATTTACAGCCTGCCACAGCAGTATTGGACACCGACAGCAGCGTTCATGATTAACCCGATCCTGCTTCAGGGCATCCGTGGGTTAGTCGATCTGCAAGGCCGTCCGATCTATGTTGACGGTGTGTCACGCACTGATGGCATCGTTGGTGAGTTGCTCGGCTTCAAGGTTGCAGTCAACAAGTACCTTGATAACCCCAGCCAGCCCACCACCGGCGCAGCAGGAACTACGTCTTACTATCCGATGTACTTCGCGGATTGGCAGCAGTTCCACACGATCGTCATGCGTCTCTCGATGGTTCTCCGTCGCTACGACCAGACGCTCCCCGGTTCGATCACGTTCTACGGCGAGACTCGTGCAGCTACTTCTGTGCGCGATCCTAACGCTGGTGTGCGTTATCGCTCGACTGGTACCGCTGCTTGATAAAAGAGGGCGCAAGCCCTCTCCCTTTTGGAGAGATTATGAAACAGGTTATTTTGGAAGGCTTGAAAAAGGCTCTCCACGAGGGCAAAAGCACTGTCAACCTCGCGGAAGCCTCAGCCCTAACCGGCTCAGGCAGTGGGGTTGGTGGTCGCGTTTATAACGAGGATGTTTTTGCATCACTGCGTTACTGGAACCCATTTCGGGTTTATGCAAATCAGACAATGACGGCAGACTCGGATATTCAGTTTGTTGTCAAAACAGGTAACGCTGCTAACTCCACCAACCCGTGGGGATACACGGTCAACGCCAACTCAGGCTCACCCAATATCGCCACCAGTATTTGGCAGCTTCCGATGCGTGTTATTTCCGCTCAGATGCCAATCAGGGCTGCGGCGATGGACGACATTAACGGATTAGATGCGGCACTCGTCGAAGATCTCGCAATGGAATTCAGCCAGATCGAAGCCGCGTCGATGGCAATCAATAACGATCAAGCAGGATCTACAACGACCTCCACAGGCGCTACAAACGGCCTTAGAGGCTTGAAGATGTACGCTGGTACTGCTGGATCATCCGCTGCTTACGGAACGTCAGGAACGGCCATAACGGCGGGCATACACACACTTAACACGGTTGGCTTTACACACACAAATCTTGAGTGGGAAACGCTTGTAGACGTTGCTAATGCCCTTCCCGGTCAGTTTTGGAGAATGCCGGGAACTGCGTGGATGATGCACCCAACAGCGATTCAGATTCTCAGAGAATATGCACACTCTGGTAATTCTTACGCACTTGTTGAAGTCGGCGAAAAGGACGAAGGCCCTGCGGTAAACATCATGGGGTGGCCTGTGATTGCGAATCCTTACTTAGACGCTCCCGCTGCTGGCGCTTCTCCAATCTATCTTGCAAACTGGCCTCGGTTTATGTGGATCGTCGATCACTCGGAGATGACGCTTCAGAGAATGGAGCAGACCCAGCCGGGAACGATTACGATCTATGCTGAGAAGCGGATGGTCTCGACCGTTCGTGATGTAACTGCTGGCGTTCGTTTGATCGGAACTTAAAGATGCCATCACAACTGCAAGGTAACTTCGGAGCGGGTTCTAGAAACCCGTTCAACTACTCGAAAGTGGTCGCGAGTAATCGAGATCCGATTACTCAATGGCTGACGTTTGAGGAAATAACCAACCAGTTGAATTTGTTTCAGGATGAATCGCAGGACGATTATTTAAGTCAGTTAGAACTCGCTACACGGATGGCGATTGAGGACTACTTAGGTACCCCGATCTTCAATGTGACTTATCAAGCCTCTTACATGATCTCAGGGCTTATGGCTGCACCCGTAAGTCTTGATCTTCCCGAAGTATCTCAAAATGGCGTAACGATAAACTGGGTGAAGTATTACACCGACCTTAATCCGCCGACACTCACGACGATTACAAGCTCAAATTATTACTACGATCCCACCGGGAACAAAGTGGTTCTGTTCGAGGTTCCCAACAACATCAACACTTACATGACTGCTCCAATGCTTTGCCAGTACACCCTACAGGGCTCGGTCATTGGTCAGTATCCCGTTGTCAAGCAAGCTGGTCTCATGCTTCTCACTCACTTGTATAACAATCGCTCGGCTACATCTGCTGAGAATCTAAAGCAGATTCCGTGGGCAGTGGATCAGCTTCTTAGACCCTACAAGCCGTTGGTGATGTAATGGTCTTACGCGTCGATGAGATAAGTATCAACAACCTGTCGTTTACGGTCACTAATTTGGGTGAGCAAACGACGGTAGAGACGCTGTGGTTCAAGACGCGAGCAAAGACTAAGTCGGTTCACAATCGAATTCGCACGTTAGAGAAGTTCAGGCAGTACGACAACATGATGGACTTCATCGTGAACTACACGCCCAACATGAGAACGATCTCGGATAATCAGGAAGATTACTCGGTCACGTTTCGGGGAAATAGCTGGCGAATCGCAGAGGTTTTTGAGCACGATGACAGACAATGGGTCTCGCTGATGTGTTATCGAAACGAACCTAGCGTGGCAGTCTGATATGGGGCAAAATAGCGCGGTTGTTTATGCTCAAGCGATACAAGCCCAACTGGTCACGGTTTGTACGCCGACACCGGTTTATGCAGTGTTCAACCGAAACTTTGCAAGCGAACCGACCTTTGTAACGTGGCAGCTCAGAGATGTTCACCAGCCGGTTTACACAGGGCCACAGTCGGTTAAGGGTATAGACAGACCAGTTTTTCAGGCGACTGTATTTGCTCAGTTGATGGCAAATTGTTTCAGCAAGGCGCAGCAGATTGTGGACGCGCTACACGGTTTTCAGGGCACTTTTGGTGGTCTCTTTTTTGTGTCAAAGGTCGATGTAGATTGGCTCTTTCACACATACGACAACGACAGCAAATTAAATCAAATCGTTCTTGATTGCACTTTAGACATTCCTGCGTAGAGGTGAAAAATGGCTCTTCCCAATAAAGTTTTACCCGGCTTTTCAGCCTCCTTGTATTGCCAGCCGGGGGCTACTCCAACCGTTTTAACAACGGCCAATCTTAGCGTTTACGCTTCGACTTCCGCGATTGCTGTCTCTGGCAATCTTGTTCCGGTTGAGGCAATTCCAGCATTTGGTCAAGACGATGCGGTTGCCAACTTTGCAGTTGCTGGCTCGCGTCAATCTGACAAGATTCCGGTTCAGTCTGCACCCACCAGTATGACGGTTGTAGCGGCGTGGAACCCTGCCGACACAAACCTTCTTTTGCTTCGTGCGGATGCTTACAACGGCACAATTGACCGTACGTTCGTGATCTCAGCGACGGATGGCACTAACATTGTGAATTACGCTTTTAATGGTCGCGTATCGCAGTGGACGATTGATCCAGCTCCCGGCGCTGAAGCTCAAGTCACGTTCACCATTCATCCGAGGGGCAATCAATATGGCTGGTCAAACAACACTTGATGAATTAGTAGCGCTGATGGTGGAATTTAGGGGTGACCTTCATGCAATGGCAAAGGGGCATCCCTTTACCCTTCAAGAGGTGGATGCCGCCTTACAGGAAGCCGAAGCCGCTGAAGCTGTCTGTCTCAATGTGATGAGGCAATATGCAGCGAGCGAGTGACGATCTTCTGAGCTATCTCATCACGCAGGCCCAGACCGGTGCTAAGAACTGGTTTGGGTATCCGCAACAGCGTCTCATCAACATTGCTCTATGCCATCAAATCGCAGCGAATCATGCTGACTGCATGACACCTGATGAAGTTGTTGACTACGTCCTAAAGCTCAACGATCACATTTTCAGGCGGATCGTCACCAGTGGGCAAAATTGAAGTCAAGGGATTCAAAGAATTTGAAAACTCCCTACTACTGCTAGCCGAGGAATTTGGCACGACCAAAGCTCGTCGCTCTTTACTTCCTGCGCTCAAATCTTCAATGGAGCCAGTGAAGGCGGCGGTTAAGAGTAGAGCCCCGGTTGACACAGGAAAGCTACAGCTTAAGATCCGCAACGGCGCAAAAGTCGCAACTCGTAAAGACAAAGCCAAAAAATATCTCAATAGAGACACAATCGCTTACGGATTTGTCGATGTTGGTGTCGGCTATCGAGATGAGAAGGGCGAATACAGGCCCGCAGCCGAAGCGATAGAATTTGGCACTGCTGAACAACCTGCAAGACCGTTTATACGAAACTCTTTTCAATCAATGGCATCATCTGCCCTAGATCGTCTGGGATCTCTTATGAGTGCTCATATGGATCTTTGGGCGGCAAAACAACGAGCAAAGGTTAGGAAATGAAAATACAAGATAAATTCGGAAAGTCATTCCAACGACAGACCCACACAGACATTGAGTTTGCAGGACACCTTCTCAAAGTCTATCTCCCGACTCGAAAAGAAATGTTGAGGCTAGAGGAGAAAATTAAAAATCCTCCAGACGCTCTTATCTCAGAAGAGTACGAGAAGCTCTACGCCACTTTCCAAAAGCTCTACAAGATCAATCAAAGTGTTGATGCTGAGTTTTTGGACGATGACGTTATTGTCGAGGGTCGAAGCCTAAGAGAGGCGGCGAAATTCAAAGCGCAGGAACTCATGCGAGAGATTGCGTTAGTTAATCTCGTCGGGTTTGAAGAAGGCGACGAAATGTTTGCGCTGTCGTACGAGGACATATCGGATACGTTTTCAGAGGCACAGATCAAACATTTAGTGAATCTGATTCAGAAAGCGGTTAACCCCGATTACGAGACAACGGAAAAAAACTAAAGAGGTCGCTATATCGACAAGTCAGGGCGGCGGCAATCTTTAACGGCCAAAGTCCTGAAGCATTCGATAGCCTTGATGTAGCGACCGTCCGAGAGTTAGAATTGATGTACCGCGACGGCATGATTGGCGCGAGACATAACTTGATATTGATCTCGCATCTGATGACGATTGTTTATAACGCGTTATCTAAGAACCCGATCAAGAGTCGTGATTTCTTCCCGCATTTGGAGGAGTATTTTATCCCTCCCAATTACATGACAAAACAAGAGCGTGATTTTCTGGCGTTCACTTCGCTACCCGGATTCAAAGCGGAGTTTCTTGAGATATTAGGGGGAAATCGTGGCGGGTAAACTTATAGCAGCCCTACAAGTAGCTCTCGGTCTAGAGAGCGCTAAGTTCGTTCAAGAAGTCGACAGGGCGAGACAAAAAACTCGTGAGCTAAAAGTATCCGTAGACGTTCTGGGTACGGCTATGGGCGCACTACGAAGCCCAATGTTGTTAGCGGCTGGCGCTGCTACAGCCTTTGCTACTTCCTTTTTCAAAGCAGCCGATGCGGTCAATGATTTTGCTGAGGGATCTGGTCTAGCGATTGAGGAAGTCTTAGCCCTCCAAAGCGCGATGGTGCAGGCAGGTAAGGGTGCAGAAAACGCTGCTCAGATGTGGGACAGATTCTCTACGACGTTAGGCGGTGCTGCTGACGGTCAAAAAGAGCAAGCGGAGTTATTCAAGGAGCTCGGCGTAAACATCGCTGATGCTGGAGGGATGCTTCGCCCTGAGATTGACATCTTTAGAGACTTAACCTCTGTGCTTTCCCAAATGGGACCGGGCGCTGAACGAGCAAGGCTTCAGGTTCAGCTTTTCGGCAAGCAATTTGCCAACGTCGATATTTCTAAGATCGACCAACTCTCTAAGAACACCGACAAGTTCACAGGTGAGGCTAAGAAGGGTGTTGAGGCTATCGGTGAGATTGGCGACGCAATCGACCAGATGACCGAAAAGGCAAAGATAGGTTTTCTTAGTCTTGTCGGCAAGGCTCGTGATGCGTGGACAGGCGTTAAAAAGTTCTTAGGGTTTGGCGAAGAAGAAGCGCCCGCTGCTCCTGTAGTGAATGTTGCTAAAGGCGGCATTCAGTCAGGCACACGAGTTAAGGCAGTAAAAGATACCGAAGCAGAGTCACGAGCTAAGGCGTTAAAGGCTTACTTAGAAAGTCTTGACGCTCAGATTCTCAAACTGCGAGAAGGCGAGGAAGCCGCGCTAAGGTTTGAGGCTGCGAAACAAGGGGGTGCTTCTGGTCTAGAAAGGATGGAGGAAATTATCCGCCTTCGCAGAGAAGAAGCCGAGCTACAAGAACAAATACAACAGTACGCAAAAGAGGCATCGCAAGAATTAGCCGCGATGGAAGATCTGAGAAAGATGCGTCAGGATCAGATCATCAAGGACTATGAAAGACAAATTGAGATAGAAAAAGAAGCGCAGCAAGTCGCTTTAGACGCAATGTGGCAAGCAGAAATTGCTGCAAATAAGAAATTAGAAGAAATGGATCTCACGAAGAAAGAAAAGGACGAGCAATTAGAACTTCTTGAGGATCTTCGGGACGGTTATAAGTCTCTCGGCGCGACTATCGTAGAAGCCTTTATGCAGGGCAAGTCAGCGTCACAGGCTTTTAAGTCTGCGCTCAGTTCTCTCTTGCAGAAACTCGCGTCGAGAGCATTGGACAAGTTTCTTGATGCCATCTTCAAACCCAACATGACGGGCGCTCCATCATTGTTTGAGAACTTTATGTCAACGATCCCCGTTATCGGCGGGATCTTTGGCAAGCGAGCCGGAGGTGGACCTGTCAACTCGGGGAGTCCTTATATCGTCGGCGAAAGAGGGCCTGAGTTGTTTGTTCCCAGCATGTCTGGTCAGGTTGTTCCTAGCTATGCAACAAGCGGAGCAACAACTGTAAACAACTACAACATACAAGCTATCGACGTAAAGTCTTTTGAGGATCGGATTATGGGCAGCAACCGAGCGGTATGGGCAGCTAATGCCTACGCTCAGAAATCACTCTCACCGAGAGGCAGAGCATGAGCTTCCAAACCATCTTAAACATCTCCCAATACATCACGGTAAATAACCGTCGAATGGTTGGTCAGCAATACTCACGCTCCGGGCAAGTCAGGACAGCGCAGTATGTAACTTCGGTTCCGTGGGTGTTCACGGTTCGCCCTCATTCTTATCTTTATTACCCGCAGGTCAGAGACGTTATCCAGACGATTGACAATCTAGATAGACAGACCGCAGCGACAATCACATTCAACACATCAAACCTTCAGTGGTTCACAGAGTACAAAGGTGGCCTTACATCTGGACAGGCTGCTGCCCTTACCCTTGCAAGCGTTCCTGCGCCTAACGCGACAACGATCTCTGTCGGTAATCTTCCCGCTGTCTCAGCGTCTACAGTCGTCTTTGCTGCTGGCGACTTCCTCCAGATAGGAAACTATCCCTACAAGGTCACCACAGAGGTGCTGAGAGGCTCAGGATCGACCGTTAGCGTGACATTACATCGTCCGGTGATAGGAACACCCTCTACTGGCACATTAACGGCTGTAGGGGCTTCCTGCACGTTTTCTGTAGTCGCTGAGGTCTGCCCGACTTACACACTAAGGCCGATGACTAATGGTGCTTTTGTTGATTGGGACTCTGACTTTGTCTTTAGGGAGAACGTCCAATGAGTACACCAATGACAGCGCTAAATAGCGCAAGCATCACACACGGAGAATTTGTAAAACTTACGACCTCAACAACTACTTATACATTTTGCAATGCAGCAGCTCCCATCACTATAGGGGGCAATACTTTTACAAGCCTCGGAAGTCTCTTGTCTGTCGGTGCAGTCAATCGAGAGATCAAGGCTACATCTGTTGATATGGTGATCGGCCTTATCGGTATTGATCCTACAAATATATCGTTGGTCTTAGGATCAAACATCAAGGGCTCAACTGTTGAGATCTGGCGCGGTTTCTTCGACTCAAACTACCAGATCATCACAAGCCCTAGCACACAGTTCTTCAAGCGTTATCAAGGCATCGTCTCTAACATCTCAATTACTGAGGACTGGGACGAGAACGCAAGAAGCAGAACGGCGACTTGTTCTATATCTTGTTCTTCTTTCAGATCTATTTTAGAGAGCCGTATTGCTGGCATTAGGACAAACGAGAACAACTGGAAGCAGCTCTACGCTTCGGATGCAAGCATGAATCGAGTAGCTGCGATCTCTGGTCAATACTTTGACTTTGGAGCCCCACCTAAATCTGGCTCACAATCAGATCCCGGAAGCGCACAAACCCAATTACCAGATCCTAACGATATAAGAGAGGCGGGATGAGAGAAGCGACAAAATACGATGTGCCTCATCTTATTGAGATGATGAAGGCGTATGCAGACGAAGCAGGCATAGAAGCGCTAAAACACAATCAAAACGAACCTCAAGTCAGAAACCTTTTCGATCAGATGATTCACGGCAGAGGATTCGTTTTAGTTGATGACAACCTACACGGATTCCTTGCTGCATACATTACAAGAAACTTTTGGAATCGCTACGTCAGAGAGCTTCACGAGGTAGCGTGGTGGGTTATGCCTGAGTACAGGAACACAAGTCTCGGTGGCAGGCTTTGGTTGAGGTTTAACAAACTTGCTCAGTACATGCTGGACTCTAAGCGGGTAGACATTGTATGCACAAGCCTCATGCCTTCTAGTCCTGACATTGATTACACACGATATAAATTCAAGCCCTTGCAAGCGACCTTCTTTCGAGAGTAGATCATGCCAGCATCAATCATTCTTTCCGCAATTGGTGTACAGCTAACAGGAATCGCTTTATCGGCGGCAACCTTTGCGATCAACTTTGCGGTTAGCTATGTCGTGACAAGGGCGTTTGGATCTAAGCCTCCCAATGTTCAAGATATGGGAGCAAGGCAACAGGTGCCACCTTCCTCGACGAACTCTGTTCCCGTTGTTTATGGCGATGCGTGGTTAGGCGGAACCTTTGTCGATGCGGTGTTATCGACCGATCAAAAGACGATGTATTACGTCATAGCCATAAGTTCTATATCGTCAGATGCCTCTGCTACGTTTTCTTATGATCGAACAAAGTTCTACTACGGAGATCGCTTAGTTACTTTTGATGGTACAGATCAGACTAAAGTAGTGTCCCTGACAGATGGCGATGGAAACGTTGACACAAAGATCTCGGGCAATCTGTACATTAGTCTTTACACATCAACAAATGCAGGCACGATCACTGCCGTAAACGGAACGGCTCCCAACGTGTTTATGGGTGGCTCAGATATTCCAGTCGCTTTACGCTGGCCTGCATCTGGCCGTCAGATGAACGGATTAGCGTTTGCAATCGTCAAGCTAAATTACAACGCTGACGCAGGCACGACAGGTCTACAGCCCATAACGTTTTACTGCAAGCACTATCCAAAAGGTGGAACGGTAGCGAAACCCGGCGATGTTTGGTACGACTACATGACCGACGAGCGTTACGGCGCAGGCATGACTGGTCTCGTGGACTCTACGAGTGCGACAGCTCTTAATACTTACTCGGATCAGACCATTACTTACACGCCTTCTGGCGGCGGATCGGCCACACAAGCCCGATACAGAATTAACGGGGTCATAGACACGGGAAGGCCGGTATTAGATAACGTTGAGAAGATGCTGGAGTGCTCCGATAGTTGGATGGCTTACAACGCCGCTTCGGGTCTTTGGTCGGTTGTTATCAACAAGGCCGATAGTTCTACATTCTCGTTCAACGATTCTAACTTGATCGGTGAGATCAGAGTTTCTGCGATTGACATTAATCAGCAGATCAATCAGATACAAATTGAGTTTCCCAATTCAGAGAATCGAGATCAGCCTAATATGGTGTTTCTTGAGACTCCTGCGGGCTTAAGGTATCCCAACGAACCAGACAATCGTCAAACAACCACACTAGAGTTTACGAACAACTCTGTGCAAGCCCAGTATCTCGGAAATAGAAGGCTAGAACAGGCGAGAGAAGATCTCATCGTCACCATCACCTCGACATATCCGGGCATACAAGTTGACGCGGGTGATGTGGTTGACATTACAAACGCAGATTACGGATGGACAAACAAGCTCTTCCGAGTCATGAAGGTATCCGAGGCTACGGTAGATGACGGGAACTTAGGAGCCACATTAGAACTATCCGAGTACAACGCTGACGTTTATGACGACTCAAGTATTACAGCGTTTGCTCCTGCGCCTAACTCTAGTCTGCCGTCTCCGACTTACTTCTCGAGTCTGAATGCTCCGGTCTTAGGCGATCTTGCACCTTCTGCTGCACCTCCGACATTCTCGGCCACTTGCACGATGCCAACTGTAGGCCGAGTCACTACCGTCACATTGTTCTATACAAGTTCTGCGACTCCTGCTGCAACAGACTGGAAAGTCATCAGCTCTCAAATCCTGAGCAACGGATCGACGTTTGCAAACTCAAGTACCGTTAAGTTTGAGAATCTGCAAATAGCTGGTGGAACGTGGTACTTCGCCTTTTCTGTCTCTAACGAGTCAGCTAAGAGCGCACTGTCGGCTACGAGTGCAGCATTTGTGTGGTCGCCTACAGGAATGGCGGGACCTACGGGCGCACAGGGACCTACAGGAAGTCAGGGACCGCAAGGAGATCCGGGGCCGCAGGGTCCGACGGGAAGTTCTGGCCCGACAGGTGGATCTGGGCTTATAGGCATCGCCTTTATCAACGCTTATCTTGTTCAGTCACAAACCGCATCCACACCTTCTTTCTCAACACCAACATCTGGATCTGCGGTTCCTGCTGGCTGGTCGTCTACCGTTCCCGGTATTTCTATCGGTCAGGTGCTTTGGTATTTACAAGGAAGATACAACGCCAACGCAGTGACGGTAGATGGAGTGCCCGCTAATTCAACAGCGTGGACAGGGCCTATAGCTGCCTCTGTGTTTCAGAGCATCCTTTCTGACAACTACAACGGACCTATTCCTCCGACCTCTTCCAGTTATGGAACGGCAGGTTGGTATCTCGATAAGACCTCTGGTGGCCTATATGCGTCTGCCGCATATCTTAGGGGTGAAATTGCCTCTGGCACCGGAGCAAACCGAATCACGATCAACAACTCCAACAACCTTGAGATTCAGGGCTACACGACTTACGGTGGAACGACTCCGTGGTTCTCGATGGGTGTATCTGGCTACGACACAAAGATCCTGAGTGTTAACGCCGTTAACTATCCTTATTCGGATTGTGCGGTTCAGTTCTTAGGCGGTGCCTCTGGTCAATTCACGCTTAAGGTTCCCAATGGAGCCGGATCTCCGTTAGTTAAAGGCGCTTACTTCAGTGCATTTGCAGCCGAGGCGCTTGTCGTTGAAAGAACCTCTTCTCTAACGAACGGAAATGGCTCTACGTTTTCTAATGCCAATGGTTATGCAATCAGGGTTTTGACTGGCGGCATCGCTTCTAATGTTTATTACTTCCCGAATACCTCAGCAGGCTTCACGCAGATCCAAAACATCCCCAACAACACGACGACCTTTTTGAGAGGCGACGGTTCGTGGGCTTCAGGCATTGCCGGACCTACGGGGCCGACGGGCCCGCAAGGTATACAAGGTATTCAGGGCGATCAAGGTATACAAGGAAATCCCGGACCTACTGGCCCACAGGGTGCTACTGGACCAGCATCAACGGTTCCCGGCCCGACAGGCCCGCAGGGCAATACCGGACCTACCGGCGCAGCGTCTACCGTTCCGGGGCCAACAGGCCCGCAGGGAGCAACAGGCCCGACGGGTGCTACGCCTTCGCTGCCTGATCCGTGGACAAACTCCATTGCTCTTTCCTCTGGTAAGACAGCGTCACTAAGAGGGACGACTTTTGCAGACAACTCGTGGGTCTTTACGAATAGCACCGGTTCCTATGCAACTGGATCTAACATCGTTTTTTACACGAGCGGTGCCTCACAGACGTGGACATTTAACAGTAACGGTAATGCGTATGCCGATGCTGGTTCGTGGGTTAACTCCTCAGATAGAAACGTCAAAGAGAACATCCAGAACTACAGCGGTGGACTTCAGAAGATCCTTGCTTTGCAACCCGTGAAATTCAATTACATCGGTCAGGCCGATCCTCACTTAGGCTTTATCGCTCAGGATGTTGAGTCGATCATTCCTGAAGTGGTTTCGTCTGTTGACACGCCTAAAGGTCAGCGTCTAGGCCTTGCGATGACTGAGATGATCGCTGTGTTAACCAACGCGGTGAAAGAACTAGAGGCAAGGATTGCGTCGCTAGAGCAAAAGCCGTAGAATCAAGAAAAGACAAGACAGCCATCGTTCTGCTGGGAGTGCCTAGCGAACGTCAATCTTACCGAGCGAGGGAAAATTGGCTATCTTCAACAAGAATACGTTGACACAGGTCAGCGGGTTCAACAATCAGATTATTGCCGGTGAGCTGGTATACAACCAGAAAACTTACTGGAATCTTACGCTCAACAATGAATCGGGTTCGCCATTCAACCTAACCGGCGCGACCATCACAAGTCAGATCATCCGCAGACAGCTCTCAAACGTCAGAGACTCCAGATACGGCCTGACATTCGATATTTCCGATTACACGCCACCCCCGTCTCCAGTAAATCTCACGATCACGAATCAGAATCTCTCTGGCGGATCGTTTACTCTCGTGATAGACGAAGCTGCGTGGTCGGTTCTTTCAACAGACACAGAACTCGATATTAACGCTAACAACCCTGTCGGTTTTTCTGGGAACATCACGATAGCTATCCCTGCTAGCGGATCTACACCTGCTCAAGACCTGATTGTCTTTTTGTTGTTCCTCGTCAGATCCAACGGGGTGACAAATTGAGCGACGTCAACCTAACCATCACTGGCGGCACACAGGTAACACTGATTGTCGATCAGGGCGTTATCGGCCCGACCGGCCCTGCGGGTGCGGGGACAGACATTCCTGTCTCTAATGCTGGCACACAGATCACATCAGGACTTACGTCTCTTAACATCACGGGCCCCGGTGCTACAGCGACAGCAGTCGGTGGTGATGTCACAGTCACGATTGTTGGCGGTGGAGCTACAGGCCCGACCGGTGCTCAAGGCCCCACAGGACCAACCGGAAGTCAGGGTGATGTCGGACCTACTGGCGCTGCATCTACCGTCCCCGGCCCCACAGGACCGCAAGGTGTTACAGGACCCACAGGCCCTGCTTCTACAGTAGCCGGACCCACTGGTCCTACAGGCGCAGCATCCACTGTAGCCGGTCCTACAGGGCCCACAGGAGCCGCATCTACGGTGGCTGGACCTACGGGCCCCACTGGTGAGACTGGACCCACAGGAGCCGGTTCTACAGGACCCACGGGACCCACGGGCCCCGCAGGAACCGGAACAAACATTGCTGTCTCGGATGAGGGCTCAGTCTTAACCACTGGTGTTACATCCTTTAACTTTGTTGGCTTAGGTGTCGCTGCAACGGCTGTAGGCGATGCGGTCACTGTCACTATTCCCGGCGGTGGATTCGGAGCGACCGGCCCCACAGGCCCGACTGGCCCGCAAGGCGATATTGGCCCAACCGGTGCTCAGGGTCCTACGGGTGTAGCTGGTCCAACTGGTAGTCAGGGACCTACAGGAGCTCAGGGACCCACTGGTCCGACCGGGGAAATTGGCCCCACGGGCGCTCAAGGTAACGTCGGCCCTACCGGCCCCACCGGTATTCAAGGTAATGTTGGACCCACAGGCCCTACAGGCGATGTTGGTCCCATAGGCAATGTCGGCCCAACTGGACCTACTGGCGCTCAAGGAAATATTGGCCCAACTGGCCCGACGGGTGCTCAAGGCGACATTGGTCCCACAGGTCCTGCATCTACGGTAGCGGGTCCAACCGGACCAACCGGAGCGGCTTCTACGGTAGCAGGGCCGACTGGACCTACTGGTGCAGCCTCTACAGTCGCGGGTCCTACGGGACCAACCGGTGCTGATTCAACGGTTCCCGGACCAACAGGTCCTACTGGAGCTGCGTCTACTGTGGCAGGTCCAACGGGTCCCACGGGTGCGGCTTCGACCGTAGCAGGCCCAACAGGCCCTACAGGGGCGGCTTCTACAGTTCCCGGTCCTACGGGTAGCTCTGGTCCCACAGGGCCTACAGGACCCTCTGGCACAGGCACTAATATCTCGGTCTCAGATGATGGCACCCTACTAACGTCTGGTGTAACTTCTTTTGACTTTGTTGGTGCTGGTGTAACGGCAACCGCAGTAGGAACCGCAGTCACGGTAACGATTAGCGGTGGAGGAGGCGGTGGATCTGGTGTTATTGCAGAGAATCAGCAGACGATTTCAAGCAATTATTCGGTAACTTCGGCATATAACGGCATGAGCGTTGGCCCTGTCACCATTAACACAGGGGTTGCTGTAACGGTAGGAACAGACCAGCGTTGGTTAATTTTTGGCTAAGGATTAGACATGAGCAACTTAAAAGTTCAGGGTAACGCCTCTGGCGCTGGCACGCAGACCCTGCAAAGCGCGAATACATCTAGCAGTGTTACGGCAACGCTTCCAGATCTGTCTAGCAACTTTTCGTTAGGGTTTCTAAACGTACCGGTAAGTTCAACGACGACAACACTTGTTGTTGCTGATGTCGGTAAAGTTGTTTCCTTATCGGCTGGGATCACGATTCCAGATGCGACGTTTTCTGCTGGCGATGCCATTTCTCTTTACAACAACACTAGCGGGAACTTAACAATTACTTGCTCAATCACGACGGCTTACATAGCAGGAACAGATAGTGATAAAGCGACGATGACGCTAGCTACGAGAGGTGTTGCGACTATCTTGTTTATTAGCGGAACAGTTTGTGTCGTTACCGGAAGCGTGACATGACAGGCATTCTTAATATGCTTTTGGGTGGTGCTGCTAAGAAGTTCACCATCATCCAAACCTTCACAGCAACCTCAACGTGGACTTGCCCTACTGGCGTGACTGAGATTGAGTATTTAGTAGTTGGTGGGGGCGGAGGTGGTAGCCAGGGTGGCGGAGGAGCAGGTGGTTATCGCACAGCCGCTGGTCAAGCAGTAACGGCTGGAAGCGACTATACAATCATAGTAGGAGCAGGTGGTGCGGCAGGTGGTATTACAGGAGGAAATTCCTCTATCAGCGGCACGAGTATTAGTAATGATCCGTCTATTTCAAATGCTTCTGGCACAGCCTCATCTATATCCGGTACAACATTAACTGTTGGTGGAACCGTTACAAACACCTTTTATGCTGGAATGGCTTTATCAGGTACAGGTGTTGCGTCAGGGACAGTTATCACTGCTTATGGAACGGGAACAGGCGGCGCTGGAACCTATACCGTTAATACAAGTCAAACAGTATCAAGCACAACAATCACTGGCTCGCTTAGTGGTATCAATGCTTTTGGTGGTGGAGGAGGTGATGACGGTGGTAATGGGAAAAACGGCGGTTCTGGAGGAGGAGCTTCAAATTCTAGCGCCATAGCCTATTCAGGTGGGTCGGGTATTTACCCTGGGTCGCCCTTTATTTCGGCAGCGCGTCAGGGTTATAACGGCGGCTCAACCGTAACAAATTCTGGCTCATATAGAGCTGGTGGCGGGGGTGGCGGATCATCTGCCGCAGGTAGTAATGGAAGCTCTGGTTCTGGAGGCACTGGTGGCGCAGGCGGGGCTGGAACTCAAGGGCCATCTTTTGCATCCTCCTACGGTGGAGCTGGCCCTGGCGGATCACCATCAACAGGTTATTACGCCGGTGGTGGTGGAGGCGGGGGTAATGCAAATGCAGGTGGTGGTGCTGGTGGTATTGGTGGCGGTGGAACTGGCGCATTAACTCCAGCGTCTGCTACGGCAGGGACTACGAACTCTGGTGGAGGTGGTGGTGGAACTGGAAATAGTTCAAATGCTGCCGCAGGCGGCTCCGGCATTGTCATTCTGAAATATCAAGCACCATCACAGAGTGTTTTCGTATTCAAGGGTTCGGGGCAATGGACTTGCCCGACAGGCGTGACCAGCATTGATTACTTAGTGGTTGGTGGCGGAGGTGGTGGCGGCATTACCGGAGATGGATCTTACGTTACCGGTGGCGGGGGTGCTGGTGGGTTTAGAACGGGAACGGGATTGACAGTTACTCCAACTAATGAATATACGATCACTGTTGGAGCCGGTGGCCCAGCAGGAACTGTGGGCTTTGACTCTTCAATAGCAGGGTCTCCAATTACAGAAAGTCCAACCGGTGCCGGTACAAATACTCTTAAATCGTATGGCGGAGGTCGGGGCGGTGGTAAAGCCTCTGGGCAGCCTGCAAGTGCGGCCGGAAATGGCGGTTCCGGTGGAGGTTCTTTGGGGTATGTAACGTCTCAACCGTTTGGCAGTGGAAATACACCTTCAGCACCTTCCGCTGGTGGTAATGGCGCTCCGGCTGTGGCTTATCAAGGATTTAACGGAGGACCCAATGCAACTAACCCACCTTCGTATGGTGGCGGGGGCGGTGGTGGCGCTGGTGGTGCTGGCGGGGCAGCGTCTAATTCTGCTGGAGGAAATGGTGGATTGGCGCAGCTTTCTACAATTAGCGGATCAACCGTTTACTACGCTGGCGGCGGGGGCGGTGCAGCATTTGAAGCTCCGGCTACAGGCGGATTAGGAGGCGGTGTTTCAAGTCCAGCAAGTCAAAAAGGTGGCGGAGGTAATGGTGGTGTGTTTACGACCCCGGCTGTTTCGGGAACGGCTAATACCGGCGGTGGCGGCGGTGGTTCTTATACGGGGGGAGCGCCATCAGGAACTGGCGGCTCCGGTATCGTCATCATCAAAATAAATCAATAAGAGGTCAAATGGAAAACACAAAAATTTACCGCTTCCTCGGCATTGATACGGCGATGCACATGCTTCGCCCCGGTGCTAAGTGGGAAATCACAAACAATCAATTCACACGCTGGGATGATCCACGCCCCTGTCCGAGTATGGATGAGGTTTACTGGGTGATGGACAAGATCAAAGAGTTTGAAGAGTCAATCCCTACGATGTGGCTTCCTGAGCAGTTAGAGGAAATGGGCATCAAGATGAAAGAGATTGAAGATGCAATTGCATAACCTATTCCCCACAGCGGTAGGTTTTGCCGATCTCGGTCGCCCGTTAAGCGATGAAGAGTTGTTCTTCATCCGTGAGCTTGAGACCAGACCGAATATGGGTAACACAACAAGCACGAATAACTTTGTATTGCGTGATCCAGCCTTAACATCACTCAGATCATTCATTGAAGATTCGGTGAGTGAATACTTCAAATCCACTGTCAACCCAAAGCACAACGTGTCCTTGCGCGTTACGCAAAGCTGGTGCAATTACTCAGAACAAGGTCAGTACCACCACAAGCACGCACACCCCAATTCGTACATCTCAGGTGTGTTTTATGTGCAGACTAATCCTGATGACCGGATTTACTTTTACAAAGATGGCTGGCAACAGATCAAGTTTCCCACCGATAACTGGAATGCGTATAACTCAGAGAGTTGGTGGTTTGAGGCTTATGCAGGCAGACTGATTCTGTTTCCCTCATCATTGACGCACATGGTTCCTAATGTGCAGGGTGAAACAACCCGTATATCTTTATCGTTTAATACCTTCCCTGTGGGTACTGTTGGGGAAGAGATGGACTTAACTGGATTGAAACTGGAGGCTTGAATGGCTCACTACGCCCGCATTGACGAAAACAACATCGTCCAACAAGTGATCGTTGTAGACAACAAAGACACGGCTGATGCTTTCGGCGTGGAGAAGGAATACATCGGCGCAGCCTTCTGTGAGCGTTTGCTCGGTGGAACGTGGAAGCAGACCTCGTATAACGCTAATTTCAGAAAGAACTATGCTGGGATTGGCTATACGTTTGATGCAGTGCGGGATGCGTTTATTCCACCACGCCCTAGTGATGATGCAACGCTTGATGAAGCGACATGTCAGTGGATTGTTCCTAGCGATTCTGTAGGCGCAGATTCTATATAAAACAATGGATACACGACATGAAAATATGCGTTAACGCAATCTCAAAAAACGAAGCTCAGTTTGTAAAGCGTTTTTACGAGTCGGCCAAAGATGCCGACTTAATCATTCTTGCTGACACAGGCTCAACAGATGGAACCGCTGATCTTGCTAGAGAGTGCGGTATTACTGTTTACGACATCTCAATCATCCCGTGGCGTTTTGACCTAGCAAGAAACGCTGCTCTAGCTTTAGTGCCTGCTGACGTTGATGTAATCGTCTCCCTTGATCTTGATGAGGTTCTTGAGCCCGGATGGCGTGAGGAAATAGAAAGGGTCTGGACCCCAGAGACTACAAGACTTAGATATAAATTCGACTGGGGTCAAGGCATTTGCTTTTACTACGAAAAGATCTTCGCAAAGAAGGGCTACAGGTTCCACCATAGTATTCATGAATACCCTAGACCCGATCTCCGCATCAAAGAAGTCTATGCCCAAACAGACATGCTTCTCGTCTCTCACCATCCCGATCCCACTAAGTCACGAGGGCAGTATCTCGACCTTCTAAGGATGGCCGTTAAAGAGGATCCTAGGTGCCCTAGAAACGCTTTCTACTTCGCCCGTGAGCTTACCTTCTATCATCTCTGGGATGAGGCTATAGACGCTCTAAAGACGTATCTGAACATGCCAGAAGCGACGTGGCCGAATGAGCGGTGTTATGCGATGAGACTGTTAGGGAAGGCTTACGACCACAAACTCAACGGCTGGGAAGCTCTCAAGTGGTTTCGGATGTCCATAGCCGAGGCTCCGGGAACTCGAGAGCCGTGGGTGGACGCTGCGATGTCCTACTACACAAAGTCGATGTGGAAAGAGTGTTATCACGCAGCGACGATGGCTTTAGAGATCAAGAACAAAGAGCTTGTCTATACTTGTGACCCCGAGGTGTGGGGATTCAAGCCACATGACTTAGCAGCGATTTCTGCTTACAATTTAGGCCTGAGAGACGAAGCCATACGACACGGGACCGAGGCAGTCAGACTGTCTCCTAATGATGAACGGCTGATTAGGAATCTCGACTACTATGGAAAGTCAAAATCTGATTAACGGTCTCTTCGGTGTTTTATGTGCCGTAGCCGGTTGGTTCTTCCGTGTTCTCTGGGAAGCCCAGAAAGATCTGCAAAAGGATCTAGGTGAGTTGGAAAAGGGTCTACCCCATACTTATGTATTAAAGTCTGATTATCAGCAAGACATTACCGAGATCAAGATCATGTTAAGCAGGATCTTTGACAAGCTCGATGCCAAAGTTGATAAATGAGTTTTGAAGCGGCCTTCAATAAGATGATCGAGGACGAAGGTGGATACGTCCTGCATAAGATTGATGGCGACACCGGCGGATTAACCTACGCGGGCATTGCGAGAAACAAGAACCCGCACTGGCCGGGATGGGGCTTTATCGACAGAGAAGAAACTCCACCGACTCAGATGGTCAGGGACTTTTACAAGTCTGAGTTCTGGGATCGCGTACAGGGCGACCAACTCAATCCTGTCATCGCTTCCTCTATTTTTAACTTCGCAGTTAACGCGGGTGTTTCTGTAGCTTCCAAACTTGCCCAGATATGCGTTAAAACGGCCCCAGACGGCGTTATCGGGGCTAAGACCATACAAGCCCTCAACCAGATGAACGAAGAGCTTTTTGTGGCTTCCTATGCGCTTGCAAAGATCGCTAGATATAGAGACATCGTGATGAGAGATAGGTCACAGATCAAGTTTCTTTTAGGCTGGCTTAACCGAGCACTGAAGCTGTGAACATCCTCGGCATTTCATCTATCGTTGACTCTGTCGGTAAGGTGATCGGAGACCTTCACACGTCCGACAAAGAGCGGATGGAACTTGAGCTTGAGGCTAAAAGAATAGATCAGGCTGTTGACCTCGGTCAGATGGAAGTTAACAAAGTCGAGGCTGCGAATCAGAATCTCTTTGTGGCCGGATGGAGGCCCGCGATAGGCTGGGTTGGTGCTGGTGCTATGTTCTACCAGTTCCTTCTCTACCCCATTCTCGTCTGGGCGTGGGTCTGGTTGCAGGCTGAGGGATATGTTCCAAAGGAGGTAAAGCCTCCTCCTATGTTGGACACTGATGCTCTCTGGGTTATTTTGAGCGGGATGTTGGGGATTGCAGGCATGAGAAGTTTCGAGAAGAGTCGCGGTGTAGCTCGGTAAGTTTTCTTTTCACCATTTCCCCAACTTCGTCCCCGTGATGTTTTGCGATCTTTTCTATCAGCGGTAGCCGAGCCGCACGAGGCTTCGATAAAAGCCAGTTAGCCCAATCCGCAACGACATACGGCATAGCAGCTTCATAAGCCTGCGCAATCTCCGATCGATCACTGGACTTCACCGCTTTGATGATCTCCAGCCATTGACCACGCTCTAAAGGCCCGGTGCTTTTCAATGGTGTCTGGGCACTCTGTGGAGGGTGGTCTCCAGCCGTGTTCTCGCCAGATCTCCTCAACAGGTCTGAAGGTTCGTGGGGATCGTTGGCTTTCAATCAATTCCTTCCAGTTCATAGTCGCTCCATTAAATTATCCACTTCGTTCAGAAAATTAACAACGTCCGTTTCAAGACTTTTAATATCCTCCTCAGACGGCTCAAAACGCACCACAAAGAGCTGTAATCTCTCGGGCAGTCTAGGATCAAAGGAAACGAAATCGACCCATCTGCGGCCCGTACAAGCCATCTGTGCGAGCATCTGATTCTTGTAGGTTGTAGGAACTTCGCCCGCGGTTAGATAGCTTATGTGCGTCGAAGTTTTGGGGCACTTTATTTCGATGAGCCCGTCACCAACAAGACCATCAGGCGATGCTGCAAAGTTATGGATCGTCGGATGATCCACAAGAGCAACTTGCTCCACCCACCTTTCGGTTCGTATTTGATACGCAGCTCGTGCAAGTGGCTCATTCAGTGTTCCCCATTCCATATAACTGTTTGTAAATGTCTCGGCTACCGTTCCTGTGAGTCTTTCCGCGATGATGTCTGCGATGTAATTCGCCCTTGTAGCCGTACCTTTTTTGGCTCGCGCATCTGAGACGCGGGAAGCTGTCACCTTCCCTAATCTTGCACGCCTCCACTCCTCTGTGCCTTGTTCCATCAGAATGCGGGCTCTTCAGACTTATTTTTCTGTCCGAGCATTTGCATGATGTCCGCAACGACTTCAGTCGTGTATCTGTCAACACCTTGTTTGTCTGTCCACTTCCGAGTCTGTAAACGTCCCTCTATGTAGATAGGCTTTCCCTTGTCGATGTACTTCTCGATAATCTCTGCCAACTTCCCGTAAGCGACAACACGATGCCATTCAGTTTCTTCTACGGTCTCGCCCTGTTTGTTCTTCCTACGGTTTGTGGTTGCCAGACTTAAAGTCGCTACGGCTGAACCTGATTCTGTGTAACGGCACTCAGGATCTTTTCCTACGTTACCAATTAGGATCACTTTATTTACTGATGACATTCACTATTCCTTTTTCAAATAACAATCCAATCGTCTTTCTGTGTGCTTCTTCCCACGCTTGTCTTTTCTCTTCTTTACCTGCACCTCCTTGATCTATTTGCATGTGACACCGATAACATAAAGCCGCGACCCTAAAGTCATGTGCCTTGATACCCGTTCCTTTACCGTCTTTCTGTTGATTAGAGTGAGCCGCGACCACCGTTCCATCCTCGACACCACAAAGACCACAGGGGAGTTCTCTGCAAGCCTCAAGTAGTTTCTTAGATCTCCAGTTCATTGTGTGTTCCTGATGTCGGCTCGCATGTTTGCCTGCTCAGACCTCCAGATCTCGATCCTTGCTTGCGCTGCAATCAGATCCCACCGTAACTTCTCTTCGATCTGCACAGCAGCTTCTAATGCTTTTAAGAGCTCGAGATACTCCGGGTGAGCGTAAGCGTCTCTTTCCTGAGCCCCTAAAGCGCTCTCAAGACTAGCCTTCATCAAGATAGCTTTCTTAGACTTCCTAAACTCCTCGAGATAGACTCTTTGAGCTTTAGCATCGGCGAATTGACGAGCATGTTTAAGGATGTAATCAACGGCTTTATGAGGATCTTTCATACGGCTATAAATTGATGAATAGGAATATGAACACAAGGAACAACATCATCGGGATCTCCTCTGTCTGTACGGCCACCGGGCTTAATTGTGTAACCGGGTCGAAACGTCCAATACTTCATTGTGTCTGACCACTGGACAACTAAGAGCGCAAGTCGCTGGGAGGCGTTTTGTATGTTGATGCCAGCCTCAAACTTTGCGAAATCCAACATGTAGGTGTTGTAGTCCGTTGACTTACAGGTCCTTGTTTTGACTTCGATCCATCTCACGAGCTGGCCGTTTTGATAAGCAGCGAAGTCCATTTGGTAGAACTTAGGAAGCCTGTAGATGTCGTAGTGAAAATGATCGGCAAATGCTTGTGCAGCCGCTAGCTCTCGCTTTCTATCAAGTTCTGTTTCGTAAACGGGTCTCACAGTCCTAGCTCCTTCTTGCGTTTGTCTTTGGCTGCTTCGATTTGTTTCACAAGGTCAGGTGACTTTTTGTGCTTAACAAAAACCTCCTCATAAACTTTCCTAAGATTGTCTTTGTTAGCGCTACCAATCTTCTCGAGATCCTTGTCGAAGTTGGATTCAGACACTACTTCGTGAGTCTGATTCTCACTATCGTTATCGCCCTCTGTGGGGATGCAAAAGGCCTGCATAAGAGCGTACTTGTAGGCCGCTGACATTGCTTTGTTAGTTGCCTTATCACCTGAGTCCATAGCCTCGCCAATCGTCGATATAACGTGGCTAGAGCCATCTTCGCCGGAGACTAAAGCGAACTCCATTGAGACCGTAACGTAGAACAAAGCAGTGCCAGACTTGTTGACACGCTCGACAACCTGACGGTCTGTAACTCGAGGAAGGATGCACAGCTTATGCTCCGCAAGGATGGGAGCCATTGCGTTATATACATCGTCAATACCGCGAAACTGGTATCTCTGCGCCTCGTTAGTTCTCTGTTTGGCGATCCCTGCTTTGGAGATCGCACTCATCACTTTGCTTATTGCTTCGTAAACTTTCTGCATATCGTTTTATCCTGTAAAAACGTTCTATCTTATAAACAGGAACATCATCGTCCCAAACAAAATACCAAATACTATCGCTGTCAGCCAATCTTTCAGCAAGCTCATCTTCTTCTCTTTCTCTGTCGTGTTCATATAGCATCCTGTCAAAGTAATAATCTTCGTTCATAGCAAAAAGGGGCCGAAGCCCCGGTGTATTAATAATTGATGATTGCATCCCAGCCGTCTTGCGTCATGCGTACACAAGAATCTGACCCGCTACCCCAGTGAATTACAAGACCTGCTTTAAGCAACGTGGTAAGCGTTCCCTTGTCTGATGCGTTTCTGACAACTTCGCTAGTCCAAATTTCGCGGATGTCGGAAAACTGCTCAGGCATTCTGCCGTTTAAAGGCTGATGCTCGTTACACATAATGTTCTTGAGCATCTGGGCTTGTCCGGCGGTAAGTTGTGTCGTTGTGTTCATTTCGCTCTCCGTTAGTTGGTGTAAGAATATTAATGAGTTATTGAACACAGGTGTTGGCAAATCTAATATCAGCAGACGAAAGGTAGGTTTTACACGATGAGCGGCAAATCACCAACATCACGCAGCCTAGAGAAACTCAGGCAAGACGGCTATCTCTGTCAGATTGTCGAGAAGTGGAACCCACACGCTCGCATTAGACAAGACCTATTCGGGATCGGCGACATCTTAGCTATCAGGGACACGGAGACGCTGCTGGTGCAGACCACAAGCCGAGGGAATGTCAACGCAAGGATAAGGAAGATTGAGGAATCGGAGCATCTGCCAGCGATCCTTAAGGCAGGATGGCGGATTGAGGTTCACGGATGGGGCAAGTTAAAAGCCGGGTGGACTTGCAAGGTGTTTGAATTCTGATTTAGACTCAAGGCTGTTTTATCGCATTGGCTAGGGTAGCTCCCGAAAAGCGGTTTCGTCACCCGCCTGCCAAATGCACCCACAGTGACGATAGACCTAGACGAGGCTCTTATGCACTACTACCCGCATCACATCGGGGATTTTTTGCGTGACACCGTTTCGCTTACCCCACAAGAATCCTACTTTTACCTGCGCTTGATTTGGCTCTATTACGAGTCAGAAAAGCCATTGCCTAATGACACTGAAACCTTAGCTTTTAAGATAGGAGCAAGGGGTCAAGAGGATTGCCTTAGCTTACTGCTTCGGACGTTCTTCAGATACGATTCAGATCTGAATTCATATACGCATCAGAGGATTGATGCTGAAATTCGCAAGTATCAACGTAAGGCAGCGTCTGCTAGAGGTGCGAATCAGATCCGTTGGACATTAGAAAAGGATAAGAAATCAGATCTGAATTCAGATACGGATCAGATCCCAACCAATAACCATAAACCAATAACCAATAACCATAAGAAAAGCAAATATAGTGTTGAGAAGCCAGAGAATGTAGATCAACGCATATGGGATGATTTCATCTTAATTAGGAAGAATAAAAAAGCACCGCTTACTGAAGCGGCGTGGAATGGCATTGTGAGGGAGGCTAATAAAGCTGGCTTTACATTAAATGCTGCACTGCAAGAGATATGCGAAAGAAACTGGACTGCCTTTAAAGCAGACTGGGTGAATAAAGCAAAGCCCGTCGTTCAGCTCAATGGTTTTGAGGGAAGGGGCATTTGATGAAAGGCCACGACTTTGTAAACAACCTACAGCTTGCAGGCAAACCACCTAAAGCTGTTTTTATCGACTTTGTTGGACAACCGGACGATGACCCGGAGTATCCCGTTGTTGTAGTCGATGCTAAAGACCGAGACTTTAGGTGGGTCAGAGGATTACGGGTGCATCTTAATGGAGGAGATCCTGACCACGTCCACTCTATCTTGCAAGCCATAAAAATATGTGCCCCGGCCCGCGTGATAGCTAACTACGGCCCCGGCCTCTATTGGGATTCGGAGGTCGACGCATGATGCACTACCACGGCACACCAATTACGCCGAGAGCGGTTTTAGAAACGCTTGCCGGTGAGAACTTCTGCATTAGCTATGCAGAACCGAGAGACTTAAAAGTGTGTCTAAAAATCGGTCAATCACTCATGTTGGATAACGGCGCTTTCTCTGCAAAAACACGGGGCATACCGTTTGATCCTAAAGGCTTTTATGATTGGCTTGATCCAATTTTGGGTCATCCGCATTGGGGTGTCGTTCCTGATGTTATTGACGGCACAGAGGAAGAACAGAGACAACTAGTTAAAAGCTGGCCTTACCCCAAATCACTCGGCGTTCCTGTCTGGCATTTAGGTTTATCTCTCGACTATCTTTGCGAGCTTGTTGATAACTGGGGCAAGGTTTGCTTAGGTTCGTCTGGCGAATACTGGAATGTCGGTTCACAGAAATGGCAGTCTAGGATGGATGAGACTTTCAATCATTTGTCTAAAGTGTTTGGCAGATTGCCGTGGACTCACGGTATGCGAATGCTCGGTCAAGGTCTTGAGCGCTGGCCTTTATCAAGCGCTGATTCCACAAATCTTGCGCTCAATCACAAATCAATGAAAGAGTGTGCGTATTGCATCGCAAAGCGCATTGACTCTGAAAACCCAACAACACAATGGTCGTTAAGACCTGTACAGGAGCATTTATGTTTTTAGCTATCGGTGTTTACGCATTTGCAATGACCGCAGCAAACTTAAGCGTAGCGGCATTTGGTCCAGCAATCAGTCCGCTTAATGCGTTTTTGTTTATAGGACTTGATCTTGTGCTCAGGGATTGGCTGCACGTTAAATTAAAGCTGTGGCAGATGGGAGTTCTCATAGCATCTACAGGTCTTTTAACTTATTTGCTAAATCCTGCGTCAGGAAAGATTGCCATCGCATCTGCGGTTGCTTTTACAGCAGCGGCGATAGTTGATTGGTTTGTCTTTGCAAGGCTAAAAGGATCGTGGGTGAAAAGAGCAAACGGATCAAACGTAGCGGGTGCTGCGGTTGATTCCATCATCTTTCCGACTTTAGCTTTTGGTGTACTGATGCCGCACATTGTCTTGCTACAGTTTGTCGCAAAGGTTTTTGGTGGATTTTTGTGGTCGATGATTATTAGGAGCAAATCATGATCCTCGAAAACCTCGACTATCAGGCGTGGTACGAGCAGATGGAAGCATCTGTGAAAGTCAGGCCTGCTCAAGATTGTATGGACGACCTCATTGAGGAGATGAGGAATCCGTCGGAAGAGCCGAACATCGTCATGCCGTTTGCAAAACTTGCGGATAAGTTCACCTACCGTTTAGGTGAGGTCACTGTGCTTGCAGGCCAGAACGGATCTGGCAAATCACTTCTCGCGGGACAGATCGCTCTGCACCTGATTCATCAAAACCAAAAGGTAGTGATCGCTTCGTTCGAGATGAAGCCGGTTCGGACACTCAAGCGGATGGTGCGTCAGTGGTCGCGGATGTCCTTCCCTACCTTACAGGCTCACGAGAAGTTCAAGGAATGGGTTAAAGACCGACTCTGGTTCTACGACGTACAGGGAACGGTGAGTCCACCTCAAGTCTTAGGAGTCGGGGTTTACTGCAAGACGATGTTGGGTTGCCAGCACTACTTCATTGACAGCCTAATGAAGTGCGTTCGCGGCGAGGACGATTACAACGCACAGAAAAATTTTACCGACGAGCTGTGCGGCCTTGCGAGAGATCAAAATATTCACATTCATTTGGTTCACCATATCAGGAAACAGTCGGATGACAACAGAACACCCTCTAAAAACGATTTAAAGGGCTCTGGGAGCGTCGCAGATCAAGTGGACAACGTAATCCTCATGCACAGAAATAAATCGAAGGAGCGCGATTTTGAGGCCAATGGTGTAGTCGACCATTCCATCCCTGATGCCTTCCTATCTTTCGAGAAACAACGTAACGGTGAATGGGAGGGCGTTGCGAAGCTCTGGTTCGACAGAAAGAGCCAACAGTACGTTCAGGAAGTCGGAGGATTGCCTACCGATTATCAGCTCAAATCCGCCGACCATCGGTAAACACTTTGCGAAAAAAAGCAGGCTTACGACAATGGAATTTTACGGAGGCGATATGAATGAACCAACGAAAGAGTTAGCAAAACACAGAAATTGGCCTTTTAAGCAGACGTTAGTTAAGAGCAAGTGGGTTAAGAAAAAGAAAGTCACGAAGCGCGACATTTTGAAAACCATAGAGGAGGCACCATTTTGAACCACACAGAATTAGTCACTGCACTTGCAAAGCCCGGATGCGACATCCTCGACGATCTCAGCCCGGATCAAGCCTTTGTTTTGCACATGTCCATTGGAGTCTCTGGGGAGTCTGGGGAACTGTTAGACGCAATCAAGAAGTGGGCGATTTATCAAAAACCTTTAGACATCGACAACGTCATCGAGGAATTGGGCGACATCGAGTTTTATCTTGAGGGCATCCGACAAAAGCTCGGCCTTAACCGAAACATGATCCTTGAGCACAACATTGAGAAATTGAGAAGGCGCTACGGAACAAAGTACACGAACGAAGCAGCACAAAGGAGAGCAGATAAATGAGTCTTACAAGACTTCAAAAGCAGGCAAAGATTGATCGTGGATTGGCCTGTCTTAAATATATGCAGAAACGAATAAGCCCTGTGACGGTGAAAGAGCTAGCCGAGAAGATGAAGATAAGCCCGAAGTTGATTCAAAACGCGTTAATGCCTTTGTTAGCTGAGGGCAAGATCACAAGAAGGCTGCTTTCACATCAGTCATCGGTTGCTAAAAAGATTGGCAGGGCATACGGTTATAACGCAGTCGAAATCAAGTTACAAAACAGAAACAAACCTTTTCTATGGAATAACCCTTTTGGAATTCAACATGAAAAAACAGGAACCGAAACAAGAGCGTGATTGGGTCAAAGTGTATCTCTACGAGAAGATCACGATCGTCCCTCACTACGTCAAAAAGAACGTCTTTGTGCTTCCCGGTGGCCGTGAGATCAACGAAGAAACATTAGTGGACGCTGGCGCATTTCAAGCAGCGACGTACTTATGGCCGAGATAAAAGCGTACATAACCGGATTCCGAGACGGGCATTGCTTCATACAGCCGACTGATCCCGCTGTCGCGCTTCCAGTTGGCGCAGCTCTTTCTTACTCAAAAGAATGGGTCGGGCTTACTAACGATGACATTCACGATGCGTTTTGCCACGCTGAATACGATGCCAATCAGGACTGGAACGACGACCCTGAGGGCTGGTGCAAAGCGTTTGCTAACTATGTTGAAGCCAAATTAAAGGGAAATAATCAATGAGCAAACAAGAACCTGTAGCGCATGTTTATCGGATTGAAGCAAATGGCAGACCTTGTGTCGCATGGGATGACGCAAGTGAAATTAAGGTTGGCGCAAAACTCTACGTTGCTCCTCGCGAATGGGTTGGGCTGACGGATGAGGAGATCAGCATCATCTGGCGTGACATTGACGGAAGCGAAGGGATGCTGATGCGTTTTGCCCGTTCCATCGAAGCTAAATTAAAGGATAAAAACACATGAGCAGAGAAGCTATTGAAGAAGCGATAGAAGTGCTAGAGGATGCAAGCGCAGAGATGCTTCAGGAAACAGGCGATAAAAATTACTACATCGAAGCCATTGCCGTTTTACGCCAAGCACTTGTCGATGCCGACGACACATCACAAGAACGTGTTGATGAAATCGTAAAAGATGAACATGAGCCGGTGGCG